TGAGGGGTAACTCTACTATCATTACGGATATAAACTTTATATCCACTATCAAGAAGATCTTTACACAAACGATATTGTTGACTTTCTGTTAAGATATCAGTATTTTTCTTGTAAGTAATTGAATCAAAATAAAATGGAAGATTTTTATCATTTATCTTATCATAAAAATCACAAACAAACTTAGAATGTTGATTATTGATCTCATCAGTAACATAACCCAGATTATATTCTAATCCTAGACTTTTTGCAAAAGCAGCAAATGCCCTATTATCTCTAGGAAGGCAGGGACCACCATATCCAAAACCATACCCAAGATATTTTCTACCAATTCTACTATCAGTTCCAATAGCATTCAACACACCAGTAACTTCATCACCACACCCAGAAAGATGTAGAACATCGCCAAGCATGTTAGCGTAACTAATCTTAGTAGTTAAAAAACAATTAACACCTATCTTTGTAATTTCTGCTGCTGTTGTAGACATACTACAAACAATTGCTCTTGTAGTTTGAATTTTTTGATATAGGGTTTTAATTTCTTTGATGATCTTATCATTGTCTTCTCTTGGATTAGATCCCAAAAGAACCATGTCAGCAGTTCTTAAGTCATTAATAATTGATCCTTGGGCAATAAATTCGGGATTATAAAATACTTTAATATTTCTAGGTAGTTTTTCTTTAAATGCATTACAATCACCTGGATTAACTGTACATCCAACTACAAAATATTTGGATGTTTCTACATCAGAAAAATCTTCTATTACATTATAAACTGAAGATACATCATAAGATCCATCTTCTTTTGAGGGAGTTGCTACAAGCGTATAAATTAAATCACACTCATTAATAACTTCTTTGTTATTTGTAGTTGCTCTAAAATTTTTAGCGACACGAAGAAGATTTTCTACTTCAGGTTCGTTAGTGACAATCTTACGATTGTTTAAGTCATTAACATAATCTTCTCTGATGTCCGATACAAGTACATCATATCCAGCTGCTTCGCATAGAAGGGCAAAACAAATACCAAGTCTTCCTGCACCAATTACTCCTACTTTCATTATTATTCTCCTTTGAGTTTACAAGTAATTAATAAATGCCATCCTAATTTTTTTTCTAGAACTTCAAACATTTCATCTGGCATAGATTCAAACCAAGGTTGTTTTACATACTTCCCTTCTTTATATGGTTCGATTTGATATGGAAAAATATGATCTCTTTCGATAGAAACAATATCAAAATAGTCTGATAATAAGTCATACACTTCCTGTTCAGTATATGTATAAGCAATTGGACAACCATATTGTGCTTCTGGTTGATCTAATCCAACACTAATCATATAGTTTTTCCAAGATTCAGATGCATATAACATTAATTTAAATGTACCATCTTTAACCAAATATCGACTAACTTGTTCTATTACTTTTTCTGGATGTGGAGTGTGATGAATGACACCCCAAGAATATACTAAATTATATTTTTCATCGGAAAGAAAATCAGAAAGATTCTCTGCATTTCCTTGATAGAAATCTCCTTTTTGATTATAAACTTCAAATCTTTTTTTAGCAAGTTCAAGACTTTCTTCAGAAAGTTCCACTCCGGTGTATTCTGCACCATATCTTGCAAAATTTATCCCAGCTGTTGCTAAACCACATCCTATTTCCAAAACTTTTTTTCCGTTCCATTCATTAAATTTTGAAAAAGACTTAATATGAGGTTCTACAAAAAATTTTTTCTTCTCTACTTCATCAAAATACTCTTTAGTAGCAATATCTTTTTTAGAATGCTTAATATTACAAGGTCTACTATCCCAAAAATTCTTAACATCTACTATAGTCGGTTTCATAAAACTTTAATTCAATTTAAATCAGAACTTATATATCTATATTATACTAAAAAAGGTGGGTTTATGCAACCCACCTTTATATGCTCAGGCTCGCCACCAATTCTTTGACTGGAAATTGGAAACCAGGCGGAGAAAGAATTCCCCATCCGCACCACTTGCTTTTTTATGGAAAAGCAAGAAACCAAAATGAGGGTCATATTGACTCCACCACTTAGTTTTAAGAAACTAAGAAAAGTTGGGATAACTTTGATATCTCGGAAATACCAAAGAAAGCACATAAGAATAGTACATCCCAGAGTTTGAGTTTAATTGCAAAAGGTACTGTGAGTAGTCCTCCAATAACTTTCATCAATAAACCATATTTAAAATCTCCCCATAACATAGTTTGATAACCAATCATGAGGAGAAGGTTTCCAAGATAACGTAGAACACTTGTCTTGGACATAAGGGGTTGCTCCCGACCAGTACTTTTAAAGTCTCTCCGTGACTATTTAATCAAGCAACTTCAACAGACTCAAGATCTGCAAGAATGTATTCCATAAGCATTTCATAATCATCCAGAGGATCACCAGAAAACACTACACCTTGGTTTTCATAGTAGCGGCGAACCTTTTTGTAGAGTTTCGGATTCTTTACGTCAAGGTAGAAGTCGCCGTTTGCTGCACCACGAAGGGTTTGAACGTCTTTCTTGAATTTAGCAGTGATAGTCATTGTTTTGTTTGTTGACCTTAGTATTATAGAAAAGTGATGTTTGAAAGTCAAGTAGGACGCTTTAGTAAGTGTCCAGTGCTCCTTGCGTGGATCGAACACGCCTCAGGCGAATTATGAGTTCGCTGCATTCACCAGATTGCTAAAGGAGCAAGGTAGGACTGCTGAGACTTGAACTCAGTTCACACCGTTATAAGCAGTGGGCCTTAACCCATAGGCGACAGTCCCATAAGACCAGATCTAGTGTAGAGGACCTGGAACCCTTTGTCAAGAAGCTTCTTCGTGGTCGGTGTGTATTCGTATCACATCGTCGTCCACACCAGCTTCTTGGAATATCTGTACTACTTCGTTATACGGAACAATAATAGCGTTTCCGTGCTCACTCTTTATGACGAATGATTCTCCATTCTCAACACGATTCATCAAACTATCAAAATCTGCCTGGAACTCTTCAATTGTAAATGCTGTAAGATCGTTAATTTCTTGATTCATTTTCATAAAGTGAGTTTTATGAGTCGGGGTGACTGGGATCGAACCAGTGTCTTCTTGCTCCCAAAGCAAGCCGTCTACCGCTGACTTACACCCCGTTGTCTCCATCCTTCGTTGAATGTACAATCATTATACCCATTGCTGGAGCGATTGTCAAGAGGCAACCAATGACAAATAAAGACACTTGGTTGGTCAGAAGGAACTCTACAAATTTTATCATGATGGATAAGCGTGTGTCAAGGACCAAATAATTAAATAACCAACAATTCCAAAGATTGTTATTGCAGTATATATGGTATTACTCATCTTCTTTAATTTAATGTAATTTTAAGAAAAGGAAGTAGTGGTGGAATAACTCCAATCAATCTTAAAAGTCCTTCAGCAAATAAAGCAAGAACCACCCAACCGACGCACATGCTAATGATAGAAGCATTACGGTTGTGTCGTCGTATTGCTGCATCAATCATCTCCTGAACTTCAGAACGACTAATAAACTCGTCACCAGGTTCCATCACTTTTCATCTCCAAGAAACTTTGCCAAAGGATCTACTCTTGTTTTTACGATTTCAACTGCTCTCTTATAGAACATATTATCCAAATTACCAGACTTCTCAAAAGTCTCTTTTATACGGACCCAATTATTATAGGTATGTTGGTCCATAAGTTTTGAATGATAGTACTACTATATACTAATCACGAAACTTTCATCGTCAACATTGAGTGTTGAAATCGTAACACTGTTGAAGAAATTATTAAATTTGTAACTTAACTTAAGGAAGATCAGGGATTCGAACCCTGGAACGCTATTAACGTTAATAGTTTTCAAGACTATCGCCATCAACCACTCGGCCAATCTTCCAATATTAGAGGTTCAACGAACCTCAAAATCCAAACGACGAACTTTACGTTGTCTACGTGCTTCCTGCCAAGCAATATCTTGAGAGGTCAGCACGTTTGTTTTTGAATTTTCTTTTAATGAGTTTAACATAACTATGCGAGATAAGTCAAGTGCTGAAATCTTATCTCCACGTATTGTTGCCATATTTGGACATCCACAACTTACTGTTTTGGAATGATGTCCTGTTAGTTCTTTGTTACAGTCTTTGCATCTTATTGATAACATTGTTCTT